AAAACTTCTGCACCCCTTCAATAGTTAATTGATTTAACCCCTGAAGGTATGCTTTTACCTCCTGATTGTCTTTATTTTGCTCTAAAAATGCTTTTACTTCTTCAAAATTCATAATTTAACCTCTCCTTCTGTCCTTTTAGTTCAATTAAGCCCTAAAAGTGCAATTTTTTTTATTTATTTATATAAAAAAGGGCTTTAAAATGCCCTTTAAAAACGTTTTTTGCAGTTTAGGTATAAAACTATTTAAACCTAAATTTTAACTAAAAAAACGGCTAAAAAGTGCCTTTTTGTGCGTTACATTCGATTTTTTACCCATTCTTCATATGGTTGATAAGGTATTACCTCACCCGTTTCTTGATCCCGACGTTGTGAAGGATTCCACCCCTCCACAACAGGAATAAGACAACATCTGCAATTCGGATGTGCTGGCAGGTCTGGGGCATTATCTAAATCAAATTTTTGCCCATCAAGGGCCTGACATTCTTCGCATGTGTTGTCTTCCAATGTTGCACTCCATATTACTTGTTGCACTAATCCAGAATTTTCGTAAATTTCCTTCTGTGCAGTAGTAACACATCTTGCCATTTCTGTATTGAGAATACGCTGGCTCTCATATGCTCCTGAACCCATTGTTTGGCTTATATCTTTTGATAATTTATCAATAGATTTGCCCTGTATCATGCCATCTTCAAGGTTTTTGCGAAGTGTATTAACTAATTTTGATTTATTATCCCATATTCGGTCGCTAAATGTTTTACCTTCTATGGGCATTTTGACGGCTTTTTCAACAAATTCAGGTCTGATGATTGAATAATCAATATTGACATCTATACCTTTTTCAATGGTATATCCTGTGCGGTAAAAACTTTCCCTAAAAATGTCTTGTAACATATTTGTTGTTTTTTCATCTTCAAAATTTCCTAATTCCTTAGCCATCTGGCTTAATTTTTTCTGCATGTTAGCCAAAACCGCATATCTCTGCTGGTCGCTAACACTTAATTTTCCATCTTGTGAATATTTTGAATATATCTTGCCTAATTCGCCCCGAATATTATTCAAAGCTCTTTTATATGCCTGAAGTATTGGTAAACTGTCTTTTTGTGCTTTTTTCGCCATCTCTTCATGAATATTTTCAATCTCTTTTTGTAACTGCTTTTGGTTTTTATCCATTATTCACACCATCCGGCAAAGCATCAAGATTAATGCTCATCGCTTCTTCCTGCTCTTTTTTGAGTTTCGCCATTTCTTCTTTTGGATTGTCGATAAAGGATAATTGAGCAATAGCGGTTTCAGTTGAAAGTTTACCATTAAGTTGCGATATTATTTGAGCAGTCATCATGTCGTCCTGCGGAATGTTTGGAGTAAACTTAATTTTTATATCTCTATAATCAAAATTCTGGCCTGTTTTAATTTTCAAATATTTGAAAAGGAATTTTAATCTATTTTTCAGCGCATCGGTTAAAGCATCTGCGTTTAATTTACACTTATTTTCCAATGAAATTAATCTAGTTCTTAAAGCTAATGAACTTGTATTTGAGCTTAATTTCTCATTTGCATTGATATGATTTGAAATTTGATACATTTTATCTTCCAAAGTTTTCAAAGTATTCTGGATAAAACTATCATTAACATTTTTTACTAGCCATGCTACATCCCCACCAACAGGAACTTTCATTGCACCAAGTTTTTTCATATTTGCTAAATCTTCAGGGGAAATGTCTGCACCTTTCAGCATGAGATATGCATTGCGAAAATCACTTATTTCATTGGAAATATCACTTAAATTTGTTTCATAAGCATCCTGCAAACCCTTCAGATCATTGAAAAGTGTATCAAATTCCTTTTCTTCTGCTATGCTACAAACAGAAACTGGCACTTCATCAAATATGTGAGTATCTTCACCAAGAAAAGTTAAATTAGAAGTGCCTCCAATAGTATAATGTTCTACTTTCCCCGGATAGTAAACATCTAAATATTGCGTCACGTTATCGAATTTTTTCTTAAACAATACTAAAAAAATCTGCACATTACCAAAATCATCCTGCAAAGCATAAGAATTTAAAGGGCTATAAATTTGGCTTGAAAATAAGCCGTCTTTATCAACATAATATAATTCGTATGCTTCGCCGAAAGTGAGCATTTTTTTACAAAGGTTTTGATCATGTTTTTCCGACCAATGAGCCAAATTTTGTGTTATTGCATTTATTATATTTTCATCACCAGATTTTGATATATAAGTAACATTGTTACCGACAATATAACTCGTTTCCTCTTTTATAAAGGTTTTTATAAAATTACAATTAACTTTATTATTAGTTCTATTGGTTATCATTTGGTAATTTAACATCGCATCAGTTTGGCCTAAATAGTAATTATACATTTTTTGGTATTTTGGCAAATTTAGGTAATAATCTTCTAAACAATTTTGAACTAACGTATCCAATGTTTCACCGCCTTTTTATAAGCCTAATAATTTTCTATCAAATAATTCAATTTTTTGTATTACTTGAATATCATCTATTCTAAAATCTAATTCACTTACACAATCTGCGGCATCATCATGCCCTATGCCTTCCCCTTGATAATCCAAAATCTGGTTATAAAATTCCTCATCTTCTTTGTTAAAAATAATAAAGCCATTGTTTACCTTCCCTGCAATGGCTCGGATTTTATTTTCTTTATTCTTTTTTTGGTATTCATTTATAAAAGTTATATTTCTATGGCTTAATTCCTTATCATTTCTGATAATTTCCTGTAATCTTTTTACATCGCTACCATTGAATGTATTTTTTTCTATGAAAATATGAGTAATATCTTTATATTGCTTGAGTAATTCAATTACTTTTGCTATGTATTCATCAAATTCAACCTTCAATAATACCCCTTTGCGAATATATCTATATCCATTAATATCTTTTGAACCCACGCAAATTGCGGTAAAATCATTGCTTTTGCTGGTTCCTACTGCACAATCAACACACATCATGGTTTTTTCAAAGGTATGACTTTCAATTTCTTCTGGTGTTTCGGTTTTGATACTAAAGAAACATTTTTCTCCTATGTGAGTGGCATCATTCATTATTTCCGACTTAAAGGCAATTGGATCAGAATAATACATCAAGGCTAAATCTATACAAGTATATTTTTCGGGCCAAAGTCTCGGAAATGTCATTTCTTTTTCACGAGCATAAAAATAATCCCTAGCATCGATTTGAGCATAGGGATTTTTGTTATCAAAATATATTCTCTTAAACTCTGCCCAATATGGATTATTATTAAAATATCCGTCTACATCAAAATTTTCCAAAGGAATACCTCGTTTTAATATATGATTATAAGTTTTATCGGCAATAAGAGAAGAAATGAAATCGCCTTCAGCCAAAACAGTGCCTAAAATTATATATTTACTTCCACTTTTTATCTTTTTACCATCCCTAAAAACTGGAGTATCTCCGGCATATAATACATCTTTTTTGAAGGTTTCTATCTTTTTTTGCTTTGCTTGATCCGTGATAACATCATCAAGCCCTGCTATGTCATCGCAAATAATATATTGTGGCCTTTTGCCTAAATGCTTCCTACCCCTCATACTTGATGTGCTTGATATTGCTTCTATTTTTGTATTGTTGGTTAAGTGTAATTCATTGGCATTAACCGTGAAATTTTTGGTATCTATTAATTCTCCAAAAGTTTTCTTGATATATTCATTATTTTCAAAAGCACTTCTAACATCAAATATGAATTTTTGGGCATCTCTTTCAGTTTTACCTTGCACTATAGTGTAAAAACTTTTGCCATAGCAATGCAGCCAAATTACTGTGGCATAAGTAACTACAGTACTTTTTGCGTGGCCTCTAGGTAGACATAAAACAAGTTTATCAAATTCATCTTTTAAAATCATAATTTCCAATGTATTCCAAATTTCGTAATGAAAAGGTGCTAATGGCCTGGCATCATTGTTTTCTTTAACTCGAAAAGTGTCTTGCAAAAAATATAAACAAAAAAATTCTATACTGCGCTTGCCAACAGCATAAGCAAGGCCATTTTTACCAAAGAGATTATCTTTGTGTTTCTGCATTATTTCTCTTGCTTTTTCAGAATTATATAATTTTTTCAAATATTTATATAATAATTGCCTGTCTTCTTTTGTGTTCTGCATTTATCTTCACCAACTTTTTTGAAAAAAACTTCAGGGAAGGAAAATTAGATCCCTCCCCTACAGCCACATTCTCATGGCATAGGCAGTTTTACTTCAAGTAATAAGGAGGAGGTGAGACTTGAACTCACTATAAACTGCCAAACTTACCGATATGCCAATGGCTGATGTATAGAAAAAGGGCACAAAGCCCTTGTTCTACCTCGAAAGTATAAAAATATGAAAAAAATTTGTAGAGGTTATCCTGGCTCATTTTCCGAAAATTAAAAAAGAAGGCTACCGGCTATTTTATTTTGAATTTTCTAATAATGAATAAAATACAATTTTTATTTTCCATATTTTGTATTTCAATCTATTATAATATTAATTATATAAGATTCAACGTCCGATAATGTAGATTAAGTAAACTAAAAACAACCCTTCAAAGCCTTGATATTATCGCATTTGTTATTTATTACCATTTTATTAGTTTACGTTTTATTATTTTATTTCCATTTACTTACATAATTGTCCATGTGCCAAAAACATTTTACCTAATTTCTGGAAATATAAATCAATAAAACCAAAATTTTATTCAATTCTGTAATTTATATTAATACAGTTTTTTGTTTAATTATTCATTATCTAATTCTTCTAATTCTTCAAGTATGTCAACATCTTCTTTATCTTCTGTATCTTCTGAATCTAATGTAACTTTTGAGGTCGGTTTGCCCAATTGCCTATCAACCCAATATTTGAGCAAATCTGCTTTTACTTTATCGCTCTGACTTTTTTCAATTAGATTCCACATTTTATACAATGCTTCAGGCAATTTTGAATTTACAATCTTTTCTGCCTGAGCTTTATTTTCCTGTAGTCTTTCGTCAAGGGCTGCCTTAAATTCTGGATTTTTGAGCCAATCATATATTGCTTGTCTGCTTCTACCTATTTTCTGTGATATTTCAGTAATTCCCATACCTGCAACCAAATATTCAATACATAGTCTTTTTTGTTCATCAATTATCATTGTCAACCTTCACCACCTTTACAGTTAACAATTATACCCCCTATGGGTATATAATTTATTTCTTTTTCCTTCTTCTTTTTTCTAATTGTTGTAAATTTTCCTCTGACTGCTTTTTCCATTGCTTTAGTAGTTTACTAAAATTATCTTTCTTAATTGTTAACCTCTCCTATTATTTAAGTTTACAATAATTAAAATACTTCTTCATCCATTAATTCAATGAAAATCTTAAAGTTATTATTATAACAATAATCCTTAAACAAATCTAATATTGTTTGATTTATTTCTTGTTTTTTTTCATTCTCTGCTGATTTGTATGCCTCTTTTAAATTTTTCAACAACTGAAGAATTATCTTCCCCTTTACTTCATCATTAATATTATCAACTTGAATTGCTCTCATATTATAAATTTCCTCCTTAATTATTATAAAGATATAAAAAAACAAGGGCTAACCCCTTGCGACAAAACAATTCACGAAATTCGTCGAATGATTAATTTTTCTCAACATGCCTTTCCACGTCATGAATATCACCTTTGTTTTATTTCTACAAAAAGAGGGAATTTCCTGCAAATGTCGAAAAATTTTAGCTCTTACTTAAAAACCAATTACAAAAATTTTCTAGACTAATATTTTTAAACATTTTATTTTCCAACATTTCTTTCGTTTTTCGCAGTTGATATAAACTGTAATCTATAAAACTTCCTACAATGTCTCCAATTTCCTCCGGCCAATTGAATTCGTTTTTAAAATATTCCGCATAATTGATGTATTGATCCATTTTAGTTATCATGTTTTATCTCTCCTTTTATCTTATATAAATTTTTTAAAAGACTTTTTACGTAACTTTTTACGTAGTTTTTACGGTCTGGAAACCCGCATCAGACGGCTTTTTAAGTTTAATACGTTTAATACGTTAGGTATAAAAATAAAAAACCTACAAAGAGAAAAAATTATATATTGAGAATAATTCTCATTAGGGATGTACTACTCTATAGCCTACAAAGAAAGAAATATATATCCATAATGAGAATGATTATCATTATTGATATTTTATATATTATATATCCCTAATAGTAATAATTATTATTAGCATATATATTTTTCCTTTTGTAGGCAATTAAATAGGCCGGTTTTTTATTCCGGCCTTATTTTTATATTTATATCCTACGTAAAAAACGTATTTAACGTAAAAAGCTTTATATCAAGGCTTTCGGCTACGTAAAAACTACGTATTAAGTTACTTATTAAGTTCCCAAACTTTTTTTGGTCTTCCTTTTGTAGGAATAGTTTTATAAATTACTTTATTTCTCGCTGAAAGTTTTTGCAATGTATTTTTAATTTTCGATGATTCGACATTACATAAGAAAATATTTTTATAAATTTCTGTTTGTGTCATAGGCCCATATTTTCTTAATCCTTCTAAAATATTTTCTGCTATCGGATCGTTTCCAGTTTCGTTGAAAATAAATTCAACACTTTGCTGGCATCTATTCCATATCGCTAAACCTGCTTCAATATGTTCCGGCTTGATGAATTGAGATTTATCTAGAATTGCATAAAGCAAAGATAATCTTAAAACCTGTGTTTCTGCCCTGCTGGTTATCGCCCCTATTATACCATCTTTTGGCTCTGTGAGTATGTAATATAGATTATGCCACATTTCATTGGCTTCATTATCTCTTTTTATGTGTTTATCTTCACTTTTAAGATATTTAATCCAGTTTAAAACATCTTTTAATTTAAGTAAAAGCTCATTATAAACTGAATTGGGAATTTCTGGAGCATCAGGAAGAAGTTTACTTCTTCTTATACACATCCATAAAAATCTGTTTGCAAAACCATTGAAAAGCTCTGTATTATCAAGATATTTTTTTAATTCCTCAATGGTTATGTGGCCTATAATGCTTATATGTGGCTTTGTTGCTTTGTAGGGATTTGAAATACTGCTATTTTCTAATTTGTAGCCATCCCATGCTTGTCTTATCATGGTGCTTAAAGTATTTCCTTCTTTTTGCATCTTGTTCAAGACGGACGCAAATTCACTCTCGATAACTAATAATCTTTTATCGCTAACCCCTGCATCTACAACCTTATCAACAAAATATCCTTTTTCTTCATCAAATTCCTGTGAGAATTTTGGATCTCTTATGCTTTTAACCAGGAATTCACCACTGGATAAACCACCAATACATTTTTCCTGCATATAAAATTCATCTAGTCTTGAGAATAATTCCCTTATAGGCCCCCAAGACGTTCCTTTTCTTGCTTTTGCAGTATCACCAATTAGCAAAGTAAATAAATTAGTGCTGTGAGTATCAGCACTAACTTTTGTAAAAACATCTTTTCCAATGTAATTACCAAAAGTAGTGAGAAAACTCATTAGTATTGCTACGTTGTCGGCTTCTGTGTATGGTTCAAAAGCCTTTACAACCTCACCGGCAAGGCCATGATATGCTTTTTCGTCAATTTCATCTGGCCAAGGGATTATTTCTTCTTGATTTATTTCTTTATCTGTGCTATCATTACAATTAAAGGATTCGGTTTCATTTTCAGTGAGATTCTCTGTCTCACTTTTTTCTATTTGGAATAATTCATTTATTTCTGTTTCATATTCTTTCAGTTCTTCGATTGAGATTCCTTTTATATTATTTTCCATTTTTTCAATCTCCTTTTATATTTTTATCTTGATAAGAAATATTGATATTCTTTGAGTTCTTTTTCAAGCTTTTTATCATATTCAAAAACAAAAACTGTTGCAATTTTGTTGTATCGATTTGGCTTCAAGTCAATAATTTTACAACCTTTTTGTACTAGCCATTTTGCCAACACTGGATTAGTTATCACTTTTTCCGTTTTCATTTTTCAATATCTCCTCCATAATTTTAATTTTTTCCTTTAAATTTCCATTTTTTAGAATATCTATTTTTTCTTTCCAGATTTCTTCTTGTCTTTTGGCTTCAATATATTCTGCATTACCAATATCTTCAGGTCTTTCAATTTCTATATCGCTATATTTATAAATACAATCATGTTCACGGTCATATAGAATATTCAAAACTTTTTCATATAGAACCATAAAATTTTCATATCGAATTTTATCCATATTGAAAAAATCCGGATATTTTTTTAGAACCTCAATTACATCAATCATATTTTCTTCTAATGTAACATCACTAGAACAAGGAAATACATTTTCTATTTCTTCAGATTCACGTGTATAAGCTTCAATGATTAATCGGACTTGTTCTTCAATATCTCCATCGATCAAAATGTCTTTGAAAAAATCTAATTCTGAATTAGATTTATAAACAAGCCACTGATAAACTTTTTTTCTTTTCAGAAGAAAATTTTTATACATTTCAATTTCTTGTGTTGTAGGCTTGTTTTTCTTGATATATTCAGTATTACCTTCAATCAAATAATCCTTCTTTATTTTTTTTACTGCTTCTGAAATACTAATACTTTCCATTTTCGCTACAAAGTCTACTACATCTCCGCTTGCCCCGCATCCAAAGCATTTCCAACCGCCATCAGGGAAAACCACAAAAGAAGGTGTTTTTTCTTCGTGAAAAGGGCATAGTATATAATACTTGTTCCTTTTTTGCTTTGGAGGATCTAAACCATATTTATCAATCACGTCTAATATGCTTACTTTTTGTTTGATTTCTTCAAAAATATTCGTTTTAATCAACTCCTTTAATCCTTTTTTATTTTTAAGTAAAAAATTAAAAACACACGACATTTTTGTCGCATGTTTTTGCCTTTGACTAACTTTTACCTTTCTATTATTATTATACTCATTTTTTTTGATTTTTTAAATAGCAATTTAAAATTTTTCTTTTATCGGTATACAGTTTTTTCTAAATTTGTGATTCTAACCTCATGATCCATTAAAATTTTTTGTATGGCTTCTATCATCATATCGGTTTTTTTATTACTTTCCTGTATTTGGTAAATAAGTTCCTCAATTTTTTCAATTAACTGATCCATTTTCTGCCTCCTATTTTTGTAGTATATATTGTTTGTATGCTGTTTCCTTTTCTGGAATTATGTTGCATTTGTCTTTTTCATACATGCACAGCAATGCCGAAGTGCATCCAATGTTGTCTGCAATTTCCCGCAATGTAATATTTTTCTTTCTCCGTGCCACGATAAATAAATCTTTTGCGTTCACTTTTCCCCCTCCCTTGAATAAATTATTATATCAATTTAATATATTAAATTAATATTCAAAAAAAAAGGCCAAACATGGCCTGAAAGAAGGTGATTTGTGATTATGCTCCCCTTTAATAACTTGCTTTAGACGCATCAAAAATGGGATAGACTTATTAAAATGGGGACATAACTCCCCGAAAAAACAAATTTATTTAAAAAATTAAATGAGTGTTCAAAAAAAAATAAGGCCATTCCTGGCCTGGAGGCAATTAAAATGGATGAACTTGTTCAGATGGGTATTTATGGAAACAGGGATTTTTCCCTGAAAAAAGTCTCTCCCATATATATTAAGTACGAAAAAGTTTGCCAAAAATATCAAAAATTCATTAAAAAATACCTTCCAAATGTTGCGTTTTTTTGTTACATTTTTAGTGGTTTGCAACAAAAAATATTCCCTTCCTTATATATTTAAGTCCGAAATTCAAAACCAAAAATAGGCTAATTTTTTACGAAACATACCCTTCCATAATACTAATAACACTTTTAGAAGCTAATTTTTACTATTTTTTCGCAGAAAAAATACCTTTCCAAATATATAATAGTGAAAAAGTTTGCCAAAAACTCAAATTTTGCCCAAAAAAAATATACCCTTCCATATATATTTAAGTACGAAATTCAAAACCAAAATTATTGAATTTCAACACTTTTTTAAAAAAAATATCCTCCTATATATTAAATACGCCTGTACTGGTCGTTTTTAACCTTTTTTCGCAGTTTTTGTGAATTTTTTAAACATTGTTCAATCTTTTCTTGCCCAATTCTTTTGCCCTGGCATCATAAGCTCGTGCGGCCTGAATCTCATTTTCAAAAGTGCCAATGTGCTCAGTTTTTCCATTGTTTTTTTTGATGATAGCTTTGTAATTGTTCTGCTTTTTCATAAAAAAAACTCCTGTGTATTTTGATTTACCATTTTTAAAAATATTTATTAAATCATTTTCTATTTTTTCTACATCTCTAAAATTGAAAATATATTCTTCTATATTGTAGACATTTTTTGAATTTATCTTCAGATAAGAAACCATACCTTTAGCACAACGTAAGAATATTTCTTTTTTTTTGACTTCATTAATATCTGGTGATTTATCATTCTCTAAAATATCAAACAAAATTTGATAATCATCTTTTGTTACAAAATTAACCAATATATCAAATACAGTTTCTTTGATTGTATTTTTGTTTTGAATTAATTCTTCAAAAGAAATGTATTGTTCACCTTTATGATAATTAGCCTTTAGAAAATTTACTAAATATTGGAAATATGGGAAATTTTCTCCCGATACATCTTTTATTTTTTTAATTTCGGTGATGAATTCTGCTATTTTTTTAGTATTTGATGTTTTTAATTTTTCTTCCATCTCTATGAAAATTTGATAATACTCTTTTATAATTGAAATTAGGTTGTTTCTTATTGAATAAAAATTGTGACGATCCATTTTTAATTTCTTAGCTATCATAGTGTCATTTTCTTCTTTCAATGAATTCATCATGCCTCTATAAACAGAAAATTGTTTTTCAGTCAATACTTTTTTTGCAATTTTATTGAAAAATTTTAAAAATCTTCCTTCTAAGGTTAATTCATCGTAACCGCTTTTCCATTTATTAACTATCTGGTAATCAAAATTTGAGATTAAATCATCTTCATCGTCTGTTTTATCTTCGTAATCTTCTCTAACAAATTTGATCATTTGCGGATAAACATATTTTCCGTTTTCCCATTTTATGTCATAGCCTGTTTCTTTTAAAACAAAACGTCTTACAGTGTTTATAATATTTTTCCTGAAAAATGATATGCAACTTTTGTTGTCTTTAAATTTATTAACATTTGCTTTTTCCATACACTCGATAAATGCATTTAAAGCTACATCGTACAATTCTTCTTCTTCAACTGTTCCATAATATTTAGGCAATATTTCTTTAAAAATAATATAATCCATTAAACTATCTTTGCAGTACCATCGTCCACTATCCCCTTTAAATTCTATCAATTTTTCAATGATTTTATTTTTATCACCTGCTTGATATTCTATAACATATTCTTGAAATTTTTTTTCTATAATATCCCCTCCCCTATAAAATAAAAAAGGCAAAGACATATTTTGCCTCCCATTATTATTATATTCATAATCTTTTGAATTATCAACATTTTCTATTGTTAATTTTTTGTGAAAAATATAAATATACCTTATATTTTACCGCTAAAAATATAAAGTATATCTATATTTTCCCGCATAAAAAAAGAGGCTTTAAGCCTCATAAATCAATATTCATCTTCGCTAAGATTATTTTCATCTTTTTTTAGTGCTTCTACTATTTTATCAATTTGCTTTAATTCTTCTTCTGTAAAATTTTCCAAATCATAAGTATCATTAATATAATCTTTAAAAACATAAGAATATATAGGACAATCTTTGATATAAGAAGTTTTATTAGATTCTCTTATTCTCTTATTTTCTTCAATAATTTTTGAAATTGTTTTCTCGATATTTTCTTCTTTAAGACTTTCCTTAAATTTTTTTAACTCATTTAAATACTCTTCTTCTAATTTTTTTTGACATTCTTTTTGTTGTCTTTTTAATTTACTCATTTTTACCCCTATCCTTTTTAATCTAATAAACTATGCAAATACTTTTTTAATCCATTGATTTGATTAATATTATCTATTAACCCATTTATTACTTGAATTTTTTCGGTTAATGGCACATTTGCTTCTGTTATACTGTTTTTAAACCTTTCTGATACTTGTTTGCCAAGTACCATTTCATAAACTATACTTAATGCATTTAGCCTCCTTTCAAGGATTTTGTTTTCATCCACATTTGCCATTGACATCATTTTCAATTACCTCCATTTATTTTATTTTTTCGGAAAAACATAATCAATCTTATTGTGCAGAAAATCCCAGTATACCACCATTTCATCATTGTTGCGGTCAATTATTCGCTTCCCACCAGGAAATAAGGGAAAATCTTCGATTCGTATATCATTTATCACAAAATTTTGTTCAATCCATTTTTGGACTTTTTCCTGCATAACCACCGCCACCTTTGTTCTATTCGATGTCCACGTATCACATACATGACATCGTACCATAATTTTATGAGATTATGGTGGCCGGCGGCAGCAATTTCCAGACAGCGTTTTAAATTTTCCTGCC